GTCTTTCACATCGGTCGGCCAGCACAGGTCGGGCACCTGAAAACGCAGCGCATCGACCTCGCGATGGCGCTGATCGACATCCGCGTCAGAGCCAATTTTGAACCGGTCGAGTGCCTGCTTCAGGTCGTCAATCTGTGCCATGTGCTAATGCGCCATCCAGCTAGAGCTTTGTGCCCACGCCCGTGACGGACGAGCGGTCGGCGTCGGCGCCACTCGCATCTGCGACCGCCCGGAAATAATCAGATACCGCGTGGCGTCCATCAAATGGTCGCCGCTCTTCACAATCTTGCCCTGCTCGTCCCGATGATACTTCCGAAACTCGCTGCGCCAGTTGCGGAGATGCTCCTGCACCTTCAGCCGCCCCGACACCAGCAAGTTCCACGTCTCAGTAATGCCCGATTCCACCGCATTGACCGCGGGGTCCAGCTTCAACCCAAGGCGTCCATAAATTTGAATCAAGGTGCGTCCGTCAATCTGGCTGCTGCCCGATGACGCGGGATCGATCACGCCCGACATCCACGCCCCACGGGCCTTGACCGCTTCCGCATGACTGGCCGGTTCGCCCTGCCCCTGATAATGCTCGTCATACAACACAATCTGCCCAGAGCCGGGGTCTTGTGCGCCCCAGACCACCGCCGTCCGGTTCCAGCCCACATCCATCGCGTAGACCCGACGCCACGTCTCGGGAATCTCCGCGGTCGGGACAAGAATATCCTTTTCGCTAATCGGATAAATCGCGCCGGACCCTAGACTCGGTTCGCCTTCAGTCCGTGCCGCAATCTGGTAGGGCGGCGTGGTCGCCATCAAGGCCCGACGCTCATCCACATCCAGATGCGGCACGTCCTTCCATCCCGCTTGAATGAACGTCTTGAACTCCGCCGACGCTTCCGTCTCAGGTTCCAAGAATCCCTTCACGACGGCGCTCATGCCTTGCAGCGGGGTAAACGTCACCATCACAATGCCCTTCGTGGTCACCGTGCGGTACAACATCTCCGTATAGCAATCCGCTGGCGGTTCTTCATCGCACCAGATGACATGCTTACTTGTGCCTTCAAAACTCGGTCGGCCCTGCTCGTAGGTCTTCAGGCCCAATAGACTGGACCCGCCGCTGCTGTGCTTGATGACCGCACCTTCCAGCGCCCCGGGCAGACCGCGTGAACTAATGGTGGACAGAATCAGGTGCGCCGGAATCATACCGGTCCCCGGCAACTGCACCGACCCCAGCAGTTTGGCTTGCACAATGTCCCGCGTCGTCTGGCTGTTGGTGCCGACCGCCCAGCATTCAACCGGCGTCTCAAACCGACGACCCGCCCACCACGGCGGATACAGGCCGGTGAGGTGACAGGTCAGTTCGTACGCGCCCGCCTCCGATTTCCCGACACGGTTCGCGGCCATGAACAGCCGTTCCTTGAAGACCTTGCCTTGGGCAAAGAACTCCAAGTGGCGCGGATACAGGACACGGGCGGTGGGACCGCTATCGGCAAAGAAGGTATTGAACCGCGCACTCGACCGGCGTCCAGCCTCGTCCATCAGTCGCTGATACAGCGCCTGTTCGTCGAGTGTCAGCGGCATTAGTCCTGAAGCTTCTTGAGCAGTGCCGCCATGTTGGCCTTCAGTTCGTCATCACTGAGCTGTGACGTGGGCTTCAGTTCAATGTCCACGCTTTGCTTGGGTTGCCCAAATGTCCGGTCCATGATGTCTTTCAGGATGGGCGCGCTGGGGGCAATGGCCGACAGCCGGTAGGTCTCATGGCCCGCATCCAGATGCGCTTGCATCACCTGCGGGTCGACGACGGTTTCCCATCGGCCCTTAGCGTCACGGGCCTGCATATGGGTCACGCCTTCCGCCGCGCTGAGCTGCGCCTCGACCAATCGGTCAAACCGGCGAGAGACCGCTTCTCGGTACGCACGCCGCAGTGACTCAACTTCTCGCACCGGCGCATACAGGGCGATGGCATGGTTCGCCACCGTCTCGCCCTTTTTTCGCCCACCTTTGTTTCCGAGGACCCCCCCAGGCTTTCGTCCCGTCGGATTTCTATTTCGCATACACGTGGCGTCACCTTATCATAAATACGCCCGTTGTCGCCTGCGGTCTATGGTAGACTTTACGCACCGCGCAGGGAGGGTCAACCGCTGGCTGCGTGGTGTACGGACGGAGGACTACCAGTGCATCGAGTCCTCACGGTGGGAGCCGGACTGGCGCATCCCTGACACGGAACGCGCATCACAGCCCGATACGACTAGAGCCGATGCGGGGTGCGCAGGTGTTCGCACTATAAGTCTGGACGAGGATGGGCAAACGCCTGTGCCCCATCTACCCCAACGACGCCCTCATCCGACGGTTGTCTTTCCGGGTCTGGCTTTTCCCACACCATGGGAGAGCCTTACCCACTCACTCTTCCCTTTCCTCTGGTTGTCCTTCCGAAGGAAGGGCAACACACAGTACAAGAGAAAAGAAGAGTAGGGGGTCAGTGCCAGAAATGTTGGAAGGGACATGCTGACGTCGGGGTTGCTCCAGTGCGTCGTCCCTCTCTTTTTTGTGTCCATGTGGGTGTAGGAACAAATTTGGCACTGAATCCTGGGCGAGCACGTCCGGAAAGCCACTTCTCTGCTTGGTACATCTGCCCCTCCACCTCCCCCGCCTGTGTGCCCTGATAGGCCTGTCACCGCTGTCGTATCCATGTTGTGCATGGATTTTGCGGGAGATGACGAGATATATATAGTATCGCTCGGACGGCGAAGCGATTCGGATTCGGGCAGACGGCCTAGTGACCGGTGGGGGAGGGCAGTCCCCCAAATAGGGTGAATGACCCATCTAGGTCGACCCCCCTAATCCCACCTGCCACTTGACCGGCGTGCACCCAGGATGCGCACGCCTAGCACGTGAGTGGAGCCCCATCGTGTGCGGTGCCCAGAGCCCTTGGACCCCCTGGACCCTCGTTGACTGTGCGCGGGGTATGTGTCGCTCCCTTGCCGGCCATCACACAAGTGTGGTAGCTTGACAGCTCGACCGACCGACCGCCGCGGCGCGGACATCGCCGCCAACTACCGCAAGTAGGACATTGATGACACCCACTACACTCCACCGACTGACCGAGGCTGAACGTGCGCACCTGCGGGCTTACGAGGCGCTCGCGGAGGCGTATCACGCAGCCTGTGAAGACGCGACGACTTACGCAGAGGTCCGCTGTGCGGACCGTCTCTACCGGACCGCGCTGGGCGCGCTCGACGCGCTCAAGGGCGGTGCACGATGACGTGGTATGTCCACGGGATCGGCGCGCCTATTGAGAAGGGCATGGTTTATCACTCGGCGCTAGAAGCGCAGGGCGCACGCGCTGACGGCCAGACTATTAGTGTGGTCCTGAGCGCAGCGGAGCAAGACACGTGGACGAGGCGGGAGCGAGATCGCCTGTGCGACGGGACGTATCTACACGCGCCCGCGTCACTCGTCCAGTCGGCGCCGCCGGGTCATTTTCCTCACTTGTCGCGGGTGCGGGAGGGGATGGTCGCATACACGCCATCGCCCGAGAAAGGCCATCGCGATAAGCGCGACGTCATCACCCCTTGTCGGTATCTCGTGCAGTTTTGCCCGCAAGTGGATGCAGCGGGGCGCGAGGCTATTTGCGGGGAAGTGCGCGCCGCGCTGGAGGCGACGATGCACAGAGCGACGACAGCGGACGAGATCGAGCGCGTCTACAACATCAAGACGAGCTGGACCTCGTGCATGGCCGGACACTACCAGAGCGGCAGCGGCCAGTGGATGCAGCGGTGGAACAGTGGCGGGATCAGCGGGGACCGTCACACCCCATCGCCCGTCAGAGCCTACGGGGACTCTGACCTTGCACTTGTTTGGCTCGGCACGCTGGGCGCAACGCCGGAGCAAGACACGTTGATCGCCCGCGCTGTGGTCTGGCCAGAGCGCAAACAGTACGTACGCGTGTATGGCGACCAGCCCCGGCTCGTTGCGAGACTCGATGCGGAGGGCTGGGAGCGCGTGAGCAGCTTTGACGGCGCACAGATTCGGCGGATCGTCCTGCCGAACAGGGAGCTCTCCGTGCCGTATGTCGATGGCACAGACCGCGCAAAGGTGGACGCGTCTGGCGAGTGGTTGCGGCTCGGCAGCGGGGGCGTGAATACGAGTTCACAGGACGGACAGGTCTGCGACCACGCGGCACTATGTCGCCGGGCTGGTTGTCGACGCGAAGTGGGCGATAGCAGCGAGGATAATCTCTGTGACCGGTGTTACGACGCCCAGTGCACGTGTATCCAGTGCGACGAGGTATTCGAAGACAGCGACGAGGGCATCACTTCAGCAGCGGGGGAGTGGTACTGCCAAACATGCGCTGACGAGCGGGCATTCAGTTGCGACTGTTGCGGCGAGCCCGTGCAGCCGCTGGAGATCGACGAGTCGCTTGACAACGACGGGTTCTGCGTGGACTGTCAAGACGCGACACGATGCGAGGCGTGCGACGAATGGACCGTGGAGGAGTGCGTGGACGGCAAATGCCCGCCGTGTGTGAGGACCGAAGCGCTGAACGCCCTAACACTAGCGGTGCAAACTGCATGCGATGCGGGTGCGACCGCGCTGGAGATTGCGGCGGCGGTGGTGACGCGATGAGTCGCCGAGGCGCACGGCGCACGGCGCGATTGGGGCGACTAGTGGAGATGCTCGGCGTGGGACGCCCAGCGGGGAGCGCGGCAGAGAGGGAGTGGCGGCAGCGTTGGCTACACTGGGCGACAAAGGATGGCGGTGGGAACCTCCACCACAGCGTGTCGCAACCTGACGGCACGCCGTCGCAGGTGCTCTGGACTGCGCACACGGACACCTGTCACCGCGTCGGCGCACCGCAGCGGCTCGTGATGGACGTGATGGGGCGGATTGCACTGGCGCGGGGCGAGCGCGCGGCGTGCCTCGGCGCGGACGATACGACCGGCTGTTGGCTGCTGAGGGAAATGGTCTTCGCCGGGGTGCCGGGCCACTACACGTGGTTTCATGGCGAGGAGGTCGGTTGCGAGGGGTCCTCGTGGCTCGCGGCGCACGAGCCTGAGCGGCTCGCGGGGTTGCGCTACGCGATTGCGCTGGACCGACCGGGGACGGGCGAGGTGATCACGCATCAGCGCGGCTCGCGGTGCTGCTCGGACGCCTTCGCCGCGTCACTCTCGGCGCAGCTGGTCGGGCCGGGGCTCCCGGTACACCAGCTGGCGCACGGCGTTTACACCGACACGGCAGAACTCGTCCACCTGATCGGCGAGTGCAGCAATGTGGCGGTGGGCTACACCGGCCAGCACACACAGAGCGAGGCGCAGGACGCGCGCTACGCGCTGGCACTGCTCGACGCGCTACTCGCGTTCGACGAGGGCGCGCTCGTGGCTGAGCGCGAGCCTGCCGCGCGGGAGCCGCTAGCGACGGTGCTCGGCGCGCGTTGGTGGGACACCTCCAGCGGTCGTGACGGGGTGGAGGATTGGGACTTGCGCGCGATCTACGATAGATACAGTTTCGACCGGGCGCCAGCCTCGCGGCGGTATCAGTGAACCGCGCACGTGAGTGGCGTCTGTGGCTCGGGCTGCTCGCGCTCTGGGCACTCGCGCAAGTCGCCGCACGCTGCCACAGCCCATAGGCGGTGGGGGAGGGGAGTGGGGGCCGCAGGCCTCCGCTCCCATAGGCGGTGGGGGAGGGGAGTGGCGAACCACAACGCGAAAGCGGCGAAAATAGGCCACAATGCACGTCACAAGCGATAACACAGCGCGTTTCTGACGCGCCAGGCACGTGCCTGGAGCGCACGCCCCGCGCTGGCGAGCGGCAGCGCGCCCCGGCTCGGACCCGCCTAGGGCGGGCGGGCGGGCGATTGCACATACGGAGCGGACATGGCACAGGCACAACTTCTCCGCGCGGATGGATCGCGCAGGGACATTACCCCGAAGAACGGCAAACATTTCACGTTCATCGGCGAGGCGTATGACCTCATCGACGCGTCACTGATTGAGGTGTGCGCGACGCATGATGGGCGTCTCCTGTTAATTGACGAGGAAGGCAAACTGGAGGCGAAACCGGTCAACGTCGCCGCGACGGCCCTGTTTGTCTACGGCGCGGTCGACCCAATTGTGGGCGACGCGATTCTCTGCGACAGGTCCCAGTTGTGGTGATCGCCCGCGCTCCCGTCTGAGGGAGGGAGGTCGCGCGCGGCGCGACTCAGGACATAATGTCGGCGATGCCCGACATCCGCGTCGTACTCACCCACGAGGATCGCGCACGGGTCGATGCGTTTGTGGCGCACATGCTCGCCACAAAGCCTAACCGCCGCCGGTCGTTCCTCAGCGCCGCTGAGCGCGTCGAGGCGGAACATGCGGGGAAGCTCGCCGAAGTGGCAGTCGGACGCTACTTCGGCTGGCCGGTGAACTTCGCCATCCATTCGGGCGGAGACGGTCACGCAGACTTCACGTTGCGCGACGGCTCCCGCGTCGATGTGAAAGCGGTCAGCGTCCGACACAATCTCCAGTACGATTTTGGTCTCGTGGTCAGCGACGTCATCGCGGAGTATTTCCTGCAGGTGTTGGTGCCACAGACGCATGGGTATGCGCTCCTCACCGGCGGGATCTCCCGCGCGCGGTTCGTGGCAGAGGCCCGACCAGAATCGGCGTGGGCCGCACGGGGGGCGTTTATGCCGCTCGTCGTTCCTCGATCCGCCCTGAGCCACGCCTACCCGTCGATCTTCTGGTCGATCCCTACACCGGTGGACGTTTCACCGCGCGGCGCACAGGGGCGGTGCCGGTAAACGCTCGCAACTGCTGCTCCAACGCCTCGACGCGATCCGCGAGGCGCAGGGCGATTTTTTTATAATGCCGCCAGTTATACGTGTTGCTGTCGGCTTCGAGACCCAGTAGATCCTGCCAGTCGGCAGATACGGTGGGATCGTCGGCATAGATGCGGCGGGGCATGTTCTATGATAGGCTCAGAAAAGCGGTGGAGGGAATGGCAAAATCCCCTCCACCAGTCAGACAGCAGAAGGAGCTGCGGTATGACGGAGACAACGTCTCCATCTTACCTCACTTTTCCTGCTCAGGTTTTCCCACGCTGCGGGGCACGTTGTATGTGTTCGCGCTCTCGGATGCTGGGGTCAGCCGTCGCGTCACCCCATACCCTTTCGTCGTGCGACTGGCGAGGGAGCAACGTCGCGCCCTGACGACTCTCGCCCATGCCATCCCCCTTCCGGGGTCCAGTCAGCGCACATAGTCTGGTTGCTAGGTTCTCTCGGGGACTGAGGCGGGGCCAGACACGGGAACCGCCGACACCGTACCGTGCCTCTTCTATAGAAGATGGCGGGAATAGAGGGCGTGTATCTCAGTGGTGAGATACCTCCATGGCAGCGCCGTGCTACTCTTGTGCTATGCCAAGAGCCCGACCA